TGCTTCGTCACGAGTGACTTCGTTGTTAAATATTTCTTGTTTATGCCATTCATGGATATCTCCTTGTGGTTGTTTTTGTCCTGATAAGGATAGCATGGTACGAATTTCTGCTGCGTTAAAGTCAAGTTCTAGAAAACAATCCCACTTGGGCTCAACAATAGGCTTTAATTCGGTTTTTAAGTTCATTATGGGGAATGACCCCTCTCTTGTAGTTAAACGTCCTGTAACTGTCCCAAACAGATTGTAATTAACGGTTGAGTTCGGATTATTTTGCACCCACTTCAAAAGATTTTTCGCTTTTATGTCGGTTTTAGCAAAGTTATATAGTTTGTGCATATTAATTTTAACAGGATTTTGCGATATATCTTGGATTGTAAGATAAGATTCATGCAAAAAACTGTAATTTTTTGGTTTTTCGTAGTTCGCGAACACCCACTCACAGATTTCGTTCTTCACTTCAAAATAGTGTCGAAGGTGTTTGTCGGGAACCAGATCATAAAAGCACACATCTTCTAAATTTATTTTTGAAACTCCGAAAGATTTAAAGTGTCCCTTTATTTTATTTTCTCTCGCTTCAAAACGAGCCTTTAAATGTTCTGGACAAGCATCCTTAATAGTTTTGCCCGCAGTCCACAGATAAGCGTACTGAATAAAGTCATCCCGAAGGTGATCTGAATAGCCCCAGGTTCTATCACAACTTTTAGGATGACGGTCATAAATAAAGTCCCCATTAGTATAGATTGCATTGCAATCTCGTTTGTCGTCTAAGATTTGAAATACCATTTGTCCTCCAGTGTTTCGTTCTTCTTAATAATATAGCCTTTTTTCAGTTACTTGTCAAGTTTTTTCTCTAACTTTTTTTTATGATAGGTGAGGTTACCCATTTTATAATTATACTTACTTTTAAATTGATCATCAATATAATCAATCATCATAAATCTTGATAGACCTCTGGTTTCTGTGATCTTTTTTAGCCTTAGTGCATTTTGATGTATGTAAGATACTTCGCTACTAGAAAAAGGTTTTCTCTCCTCTATATTTCTTATATTGATATATAAATATAATATTATATCTTTTGTATTATTATCAATATTATTTGCTATAATATACTCTCTATTGATAACAGTTGTGGTTGTTTTATTACCGCAACTATTAGGATATGTCTCAATTGGATACATAGATACAAAGCTATTATAATAATTTATAAATAATTTAGTTAATTCTGTCATGTCAGAGTATAAAGTTTTTTCATAACTTCGTGTAAAAATCATATCTACACTTGACAAATCATATAAAGCAAGGTATACTATAGTAGCTGGTCCTTGTAAATCTGATATCAACACTGACGGGTTCTTTTTGTTAACTGAGAATCCATATTGTTTAGCAAGATTTATATAAAATTGAAATGCTGTATTGTTTAAAAGAAGATCTTCTTTTAATTCATCATCATCAAACGGTAGACCACCTATATCTAAAGCCAAACCAGAGGAAAAAATGGAACTTTGACTAGACCTTTGATATCCCGAAAAAGTTATGGGATAAATAGATTTCATTCTTTCCATAAATTGTGGAAAAGCAGCAAGATAATCATGAAAAGTTATTATTTGTCTTTTACGTTCTATTAAAAAAGTAGAATTATAAAGGCTCATTAATTCAGCAGCATAAGTGTGATATAGGTTAAGAGGATCCACATATGCTTTTTTAATTTCAATTGTAGAAAGGAGTGCATCTTCTATAGGGATCAATCCCATTCTGCATGCACGAAAATAGTGTGACTCAAAATCATTAAATTGGTGACAAACAAAATCCATGGCTCGGATGGTGCTATTTCTGTTGTTAGAATTTACTACCGGAGCAAGGTATTGTTCCTTCGCATAAACAGGGTTTAATTGTCGATCGACCTTCCCATATAAATTTCGTTCTGCGAAATTAAAATCTACAATCTGTGGTGGGCCAAGGCCGCCATTCTCCGGAAATGCTGTGGTATCATATAGGTGACGATAATACATCAACTCTATTGGTGATTTTAAAGTATTTTTTCCTTTAAATTTCGACATTCTTCAGCTCCAGCGCTTCGGCATAATTATCAGGGACATCAGCCCAAGTTTGAAACTTATTTGTAGGGAGTTGGAACCACAAACCTCGACCAGCATCATCATTTGTGGGTGTATCGCCATCCTCATATATGGGGGATTGCTGGGGACCGTCTTCCTTGGTGTAGAGGTATCTCCAATCCACATCAACGTAGGTTAGTACATACTGGTTGCCGTATCCTGCATTGACAAAAAGTACGCCTTTTTTATAAAGTTCTGGATCGTCTGGGGTAACCCAGTAAGTTCTTAGTGATGGAACCCACATCGTTTTCTCACCGTCCCATTCTACAAATAGTTTATTAACTTTTTCCATCCACTGCATGACCGAGTCGCTTATGATATTCTCAGGCATCACCAAGTCACTGGGGTCCTCCCCAGTAAGCTCTGCTAGTTCAGCTTGTAATTCTGCAATTGCGAAACAGGCATCTTCGTCATCCCTGTCCTGGCAGTCTGGAATTAAACTTTGTATTTCTGCATTTATCTCATTTATTTTATTTCTTTTTTCGGCCGCTGCTGACATCGCGATGGCTTCTGCTTCCAACCTTAACCGCTCAGCCTCTGCATCATCGGCGGCCTGTTTAACGGCCTTTCTATGTTCTTCCGCTTCCTCGATTCCAGCCTGTATCGCTAGTGTAGCTGTTTCGATGTCGTCGCCTTCAGGGTACTTAAACTCCTTGCCCTTGTGTTCTCCTTCTTTCTCCACCGTGATTATTCCCATGTCTCCATCTTTCTTATAAGTTGCAACAGTCTGAGCGATGTCTGTGTTAACATAATTAAGTCCACCACCATCGCTCTCAATTGAGTTAAAGATAAGAACTACAACATCCTTACCGTCGTCAGAGGTCAATACTAAATTATAATTCGTACCCTCTCTGGCTTCTTCGAATCTGACGTGGGATGTCACAAGGTCCGGTGCGAATTCCGGCGGCGGAGGTATGGGAGGAATGAGTGGCACAGTGATTGAATCGTAGTTTGATTCAAGCCGAAGCCTTTCAACATCTGTCTCCGCTGCAGCTATCTTGGCGTTACACCATTTTTTATTTGCTGGGGATTGTGTTTTGCTAATAGACTTTGGTTTGTTTTTAATATTTGTATGGCCATCTCGATTAATCGCACCGACCTGTGGAGCACCGGCCCAATACCACTGTGCTTCAATTGTTGTCTTATATTTCCCTGGTGTTATAGAAGTCTTAACACTAGTAACAGTATGATACCCGCCCAAGCCAAGTTTATGAGCCACTGAACTTACATTCCAAGGGACTCCCAAGTCGGTTCCGCCAATGCCATATGGATTAACATATACAGTCATTCCGGGATAAAAAATAGTATTTCCGAACATTTCAATAGTTACTACGTAGGAGTTAGATAATTGTAATAAGCCGTCAATTCCATTTTGCTGGAATCTGGCTTCTCGGGAGAAGGCAATATTTGTTTTGGAGAAAGATACCGACTTTACTATGCCTCTATTGGATCCAATACCAATGTGGAATAAACCATCAGCGGAATCATCGATATAATCGCCAGACCTATTTGCAAAAAGGTTGCTGCCTTTTGCAAATAAAGCTATATAATTATAATAGTCGTTTATACTCCGCGGAGGATCTTTAGCTAAAGGTAATACTCCTTTACTCTTAAGATCTTTTGTGTTTAAAAGCACCTTGTTTGGCCCAACATGTGTATTTAAAGGGTCCCTTCCATTGTTACTGACCGCCGGTATTACACTTGTTATGAACTCTAGGGTGTTTTTTACATTTCGATTTATACAGACTTCCAAAAGAGAGGTTTCTATTAGCTTATTGACTAGATTTCTGAGAAACAAAACAATAGGAAATGCCTGTCGCATGTTGCCTTTAGAGGTTATATTTTCTTTAAACCATAATGCGAAGTATTCTGTAGAAATAGGGATTTCTCCTATATTTAGGCGCCCCGGGTTCTTTTGGTTACTTCCATAAGGATCAAATTCAAAACTTCCTAGTAGGATTTTTATATTTTTCATTCCATACACTGGTGAATCTTGATCGTCTTCTTTATACATTGAGTCACATATGGTATCTACTAAATCTCCAAAATAAAAATATTGAATTATGGTATCACTTGGATCGTTATAGTTTTCACGAGTTAATGTCCCTCCTATATTAGAAGTATCCACCGTAGACTCCTCGGCAGCAGCCTGCTGCGCTGTGAGCAATTCAGTTCTTGGATTGTCTACTGTAACAAGCTGTGCACCATCTCGGAAATATCCTAATTTACGAAAAGAATCAACATTTCTTTTTTTTATTCTGCATTTATATACTTTATGTTTCTTTCTTAATCTTCTCATAATAGAACTTAGAGCTTGTTTTCTAATATAAAAATCTTGGGCTGACACTGCTAATTTAAACTCTTGTATCTGTTCACTCGTACATTTTCCACTTGATATCATTTCTTTTAATATCTTGAGGTTTTTTTTGCGGTGTGTTATCATTTTTGGCGTGGCTAGAGCATCAAAATTATTTGACTTAAGGGCTTCTTCCGCATAAGCACGATAATCGATAGTTAATATTATGGAACCATCCGGATTAACTTTAATATCATGATCCAATGCGTTTAGGTAATATGAATTATTAGTAACTTCTACAGCAGTCTTTAAACTGAGTGGGACACTTTGTTTTTGATATCCAACATCAGCACGAATTCTATAAAAAGCAGGATCATATTGATCCGGGTGCACCGGAGCACGATCTTCGTTGGTATTATTAAAGTCCGGTTGGATAATCAGGTCTACAAATTTATACGACTTACCTCCGGGGCTTTTACGATTCAATACTAGATCTCCAAAAGATTGGAAGTATAAAGTGATTTTAGCAGTAATATCTTTTCTAGCAGTCGCTGGATTTGTTCCATTGAAATCAAATGAAAACTCTTTCAGTCCCACTCCCGATCCTTTATCGAAAGGATTATCTAAAAAGGATTGAGATGGTTTGTCCCAACCTCCGGATGGATTTCTATCTATATTTGAAGTCATTGGAAAAACGAACTCTGTTTCCTCTAGTTCTCCGGTTCCATTCTCTCTTACGCGATATATTCTAAGTAATGGCAGCATTCCACTAACCTCAGCCGGGGTCACTTCAAAGAAGTTCTTGACAGAATTACCTGTTATTAGATCGTTCATTAGCTGATCTTCTTCTTCTCCGGTTTCCATCATATAAAGTCTACCGCCGAAGGGCTTTTTCCTGGTCCTTGCATCGATTGCTGTTTGTTTCCGGAATTTTTGTTTCAATAAATTAGTGTTCAACAGCAGAGCGCATTGTTTAAAAAATCTCTGTCTTCCTTCAATTTGTTCCTTAGTGATAGCAGGTTCTTCTGGCATATCAGAAGGAGGAGATACTTGCTTATTTGTTAAATTAGCTTTCTCGGTATCTTCCAGTATTTGTTGAAAGTCTGCAGCGGACAGTTTCGCTCCTTTAATTTTTGGATTTTTATCCACATTTTGTAGGGTTTGCCAAAAAGCCAAACGAGATATATTTTCTTGATTTTGATATATTATAAAAATAGCAGTATCTTGCCATCCATATCCACCATCAAGGTCGGAATCGTTTAAAACAGCGTTCCATTTTTCTTCAATAGTTGTATCATTGTTGAACCGATCGATATCTTGCGCATCTTCAAAGACTTTATCAATAAATTTTATGTAAAATTTAAGAACAAATCCCATCATAGTGGGGTTGCCCTGAGATTTAATGTTGAAAAAAGACCAGGTGAGCCAGCTTCCCTCATTAGAATTTAAATATCCCGGGAGAGGATTATTTAGGGTAGTGCCTCCTGCCCCCGTCAATGCCTCCCACTGTAGTCCACTAAGTTTTGAAATATTTCCTAGGGTATAATCATTTATTTTTTCAAGGAATCCATTCCATTGTTCTACTTTTCTTTCTTCAACCATGCTGTTGACAGTAGGAACTTCCATTCCAGGAGGCAAGGTAGCGGTTGGAGTTAAAATCTCTTTAAATCGATTTTTGATTGCAGGCGATGCTTGGTACCCATCACTTGCATAATTTTGTTGGAAAGGGGTAATCGTCATAATTTTATCCCCATCCAACCTGTTATTCCTTTGAGTCGCTGCTGTATTCCAAGTCAATAGGTTATTAATTTCTTTAATGTAACCACCATCTCGATTTATTGTCTCCTTAATGGTATTATACATTGCTTCATCAAAATAATCAAAACTATAACTCGCATTGGGGGCGAAATACTCGTCGTAATACGGCATATTTTCCCATGTCGAAGGAGATTTAATCATTAACAGAGCGATAAATTCTTTATAATTTTTTACTTCTGGCTTTCCTTCTGTAATGGCATTCCACCCATCCCTAACAGATGAGTCATTCCAGAACAGAAAATCCAATTCCTGTTCGCTTAAAGCTTCTTTAATAACTGGAAAGCCATCGTCGTTATATGTTGTTTTATGCAGAATTGTAGACCAAAACCAAGCACCATAATATACCGCATATGATTTTTTCGGAAGAGCAACGCCAAGTTGGCTCGTCATATGCCCCATCCCGGCGACACCATTCCACCATCCAGAAGCTCTTCCAGCCATAAAAATAGGTATAGTAGTTGGTGATAGTGGAACGTGAAAATCATTACTAGTCAAACCAGAAGACTTTAAGTATAATTCATCCGGAGGAAATTCTCTTTCATCAAAAAGATAACTTTGCGGCATTTCTTGGAAAAAGGTGAGTATACTTTCTTTTGCATCAAATCGAGAAATGATAGCATTTCTTAACAAACACGCTCCTTTTTCTTCGACGGTTTTAAGGCTAGTACAATTATGTCTTGCAGCCGGCATTAGCTCAATGCCCCTAATACCACAGTAAGATTAGTGGGAATTTTTATAATATCCCCGGGTTCTATATGTCCTTCCGTTGGTTTTTGATTAAACTGAGCAATAACCCACCAAAGGTTTGCTTTTCCATAGTGTCTAGCTGCCAAACGCCAATATTTATCACCTTGTCGCCACACATAATCGACAGTTGGAATCCGAATTAATTCTTCTTCCGTAGGGTAGCTAAGCGTCGGTGTTGTATATTGGATAATTTCTTTGACACCTCGTTGATCGAGGATGTTTTCATACATTTCCTCGGCATTACTGGCTTTTGTTCTTGAGTTATATCTTGACATTATTAACCTCCAAAGGGAAATGTTGCTCCGCCTTTCCACTCTCCATCTTTGTAACCCATCTCACCTTCATGCAGCACACTAAAATTAATTTGCAAGCTGATGACTTTTGGATAAATGTTGCGTGTTGTCCCTTGACCTTCTTCAAACAAACCCATATCTAATGATGGAGTCCAAGAAATAGAATCGATCCACCCAAGCAGCCCATCGCCATCTGGGGTACATATCAAATTAGCATATAAAAGACGCATCAAAGGTGGCTTAGATAGAGTTAAGGCGCTTCCAAAGCTCCTTAAAGACCCACCTGTATAAGACGGATAAATTATTTGCATTAAAGTTTCAATATTTTTCATATTTGCTTTGGCTTCTTTTAGTGTTCCGGATGGCACATCCCATCCAAGACTAAGAGTTCTTTTGTTTCCCTGAAAAGTACCAATTGGATCAATCCGCCCGTATACACTCTCGGAGTTCCAAGTGGAAGCAAAATTCTGAGTGAATGAAGTTAGAAAAGCCATAAAGGCAACAGCACTGTTGTTAACATGCTGAGGTGTAAACATTAAAGAATGAACGCCGGCAGCGTAAGTTTTTATATCAGCATTACTCATCTTATGTTTGACCCCACATTAGATCAGCCGCAGCCTCTCTTCCATCATTTTTGATTTTGGCAGTTATTTGAGACATGCCATCTTGATCGAGAGAAATGATCACTGGTTGCCCTGGTTGGAGGCCACCTTGTTGGACGATGGTGTTAGAATTGACAGCAGACTGGGTCTGATTTTGTCTCATCGATTGGCCCTGACTTTGTACGCGAGTCGTGTTGTCTCTTCGGACAGTATTAACGTTGGCCGAGGCTTTAACATTAACATCATCTAATTTATTTAATTTATTGGTAAGATTGTCAACTTCTTTATCCCCTGATCTAAACATGGCCCAGAGTGCCCCAACGGCAAGTACTACTCCCATGATCGCCCAAACGATAGGGTTAACAGCCCCGACTACTCCGGCAATAAAAGTACCAATTGGCGCAAGCACGCCCGCAATAGACAGGAAGACAGCCTTTAATTTTAAAAAGATTACAACACCGGCACCAATCATTGTGGCAATCTTAAGGAATGTCTTAAAGGCAGGATTCATTTCATTCAATACCCACTTAATGCCATCAAGCGCCCAGTGGATACCTTCCAAAATTGGCATAACAAAAACGCCCAATTCTGTAAAAATTGCCATTAGCTTGGTAGCAATTGGAATCGATGCATCAATTGCATCTTTAAATTTTTCCTGAGTATCTGCATTTTCATCCATCTGGTTTTGATAATCTTTAAATTGAGACAAATTCATACCAAAAATTTTAGCAGCTTCGTTCATATCTGTGATACCAGCGGCTGAGGCGATCGCTTTTTGTTCGAAACGCCCCATATCAGCAAACGCTCGACCTTGAGCCTGGACTGTACCAATTAATGTTTCAATCCTTTCATCTTCGGTTTTCATCAGCATTTCAGTTGTTGATAATTGAGTTCCCAATAGAGCGTTCATCATACCAACTGTTTCAGCAGCATCCTTAAAGGTATCAAACTTTTTGGCAACATTTAAAAGACTGCTCATTTCCACACCAGCAGCCTTGGCAGAGGCAGCAATGTTTTTAAAGATACCAGGTGCTTTATCCCCATATACAGCCAGTGTACCCATAGCTTTATCAAAATCTTTTGTCATTTGGGCCGCAGTGATACCCAATTCTGTTCCCATCAAGGCAATAGACTTAGTGGCCTCCATGGACTCTTCCATATTCATGCCGAGACTCAGGTTTAGCGTATTAATCATCTTCGCAGATTGATCGGCTGATACTCCAAGTTTACTTAAGAGACCCACATTAGTAGTTAAAGACGTCTGTGTGGCTTTTCCGACTTGCGTAAAATTGGTGGTGCCGGCGTTTAATGCTTGGATAGCTTTTCCTGCTTCATCCATCGATAATCCGAATAGATTTCCTGTTCGTTGTGCCCCAATGAGGACATCATTAAACTTTCGACCCGTTCCTGTTGCCGCAGCTAATGATGTTGTTGCCTTATCTGCACTTATAACAAGCTTAGCTGTGGCTGCTATTATATTTTCCGCTGCGCCCACTATAAGATTTTGCAGATTGAATTGTTGTGTAAAACTCGCCACCATCGCAGCCTGAGATGCCTTATTTCCCAAGAGGTCTTTATATCCTTCTGCCATTTTTCCAAGGTTGGTGGAAAAGATTCCGGACTTTTTCGCTAGTCCTGCCATCATAGTGTCTGCTTTCGCCTTGGATTTATTGTAATCCTTGGCATATTTACCGATTTTTTGCTCTGATTTTTCTCTTTCCTTGGCGGTTTCCAATAATTTTATAGTTTCATCATTAGCATGAGAATATGCCACAGTACTTCTTTCTAATTGTTCTAGTGTTGATTTTTCAACTTCTTTCCTATCCATTCCCAAAGCTATTAAATGCTCATTTAGTTTTTCTCTCTCTTTAATCTTTTGGATAATTGCTTCTTGATGTTTGCGTTGGTTCTCTAAGTCACCAAGAGTTGTTCCTCTAGTGACATTTAATTCTTTAAGGGTGTTTAATTGTTCTTCAATCAATCTTATTTCTTCTTGAGATTTTTTGATAGACTGATCTTTGAGTCCAAGCATATGTTCCATAAACTCTTTTGTTTTCTTGGTTTCTTCGGCTACCTTTTCGGCATTGTCCTTTTCTTCCTCAGTACCCATTTCTATTAATCCTTAAACGGCCATGGTAGGCCGGTTTGCTTTACAAACTGACTAGACGCTTGGTCCAGTTCTGTTTTAATAGATTGAGTTCTCTCATCCTCTTTACCATTTTCTATGTAGGATCGTAAATAGGTTGCTTCAAGTTTCAATGCATGAGCATAAGCCTTAACATCTTCATATTCGCCCGTAATACTGAATTCTGGGCCTCCTGATTCATCCTCGTTAAGGTTGGCTACCACTGGCGTATCTTTGCCGTAGATGTACTTTAACAGCGCTTTATTCCAAGCACCCCAAGCCTTTACAAAAGACTCCTTTAAAACGTGTTTACGTGTCAAGTTTATGGTGAACATAGCTGCAATCCTCCGTCTTTCATAACTAGTTAAATAAAAGAAATGCTCGAAGAAAGGGTTATCTTATCTTTCTCTGAGCTTTCTCTGTTTCTTTGGCTTCGTCCTCATATTGTTTTTGTAACCTTTCAACAAACCAATTCCGAAGCCCAATGGGCAAGTTGTAGGCTTCTATGAAACTCCATCCCCCGAAGTGTTTAAGGAGAAAAAACTGCTCGTAGATGCCTTCCATATATTTACTGGTTAGGCCAAAAAAAGTCCGCTCCAAATGGGACATCTACCTCCTCGGTATGATCACAATTGTTACATACCAAAGTTTCTTTAATCTCAATATTAGGAGTTATTAGCCGGTTAACCAGTCTCAAGTGATGAGAATCAACAACTGGCATATTCTCTGCAAATGCATCAATTACCTCTCGCGTTTTGTGTCCCTCGACAGATAAGATTAGCCGCTTGAATTGTGCCGTAAGAGTATCTTCTGGTAATTTGTTTCTTTTTCTACTTCGAATATGATCTGCAAGATAGTTTTCATCTGCTCCAGTCATAAACTTAACCTCTACATTATATTTAGAAAGCGGAAGCCTGACACTATATGTACCAGATGAACCTCGAGTTACATTAAAATCCTCGTGAATTTGTGATTTTAATAAAGTAGGGCTAGAAAGATCAAAAGCTAATTTATTTTTGGTAGAACATGCAGGGCAACTTACAACGCCTTCATATTCTGAACCATAGCCACTAGCTCTGGCTGCTACTATAATAGCATTTTTATCTCCTATAAGTAACTCTGTTGGTTTAATAGTCTTATCTATGATGATGCTTTCTAAAAGACGATCGATCGCTATACCTTTTTTCAATAGAGTTTGAGAAGTTAAGATATCTTCGTCTTTGGCTGTCATATATCTAATTTCTATTGTCTCTTGTCCATGGAGCGAGTGAGTATCGGGATACCCTTCTCCACCGGATGGCAATTCAACAAATTCGGTCGGAGCAACAAAACTCAACGGGTTTAATGGCGTTGTTGCTTCAATGTTATCAGGCTTGTGACCTTTAAGCCTTTTTTTATTCCTACTCAATTTTCACCTCATTTTTTGTAGATTATTTAAAGATCGAGACCTTCAGCAGAATCTGCCGCTGCCGCTGCAGCAATGCTGCCATCAGTAGCTTTAAGATTTTCCAGTCTCTGCTGGGGGAGTTACGTCGCTAAAAGTTGCGTAGTCATATGTTACTACCATACTTATTTCTATAATTTCATCATCAGAATAATTTAAATCCCCATAATTAACTGATTTAATAAAAGCTCCTTGAAGTTCCCAAGTTTCTATTGGTGCCCCGTCTGCATCTAACTGCAGAATCGTGAAAGAATTCATAAAACTAGTCACACCATCAGACTTATGTATTCCAACCCCTCCACCCTGAGAAGGATCAGCATAACCCATCGACTTGAGATTCTCAAATAAGTTAGAAGCTTGTCCGAACATATCAACGATTGTTATTGTGATATCATTCCAAGTAGCTATTCCTGGATATTTAAATTTGTGGTTTCCTAGTTGATACTCACCGGTATTAATTTCGTAGGATGGCTTATTTATACTTTTAGCCCAAATCCACTGATCTGATTCTATTCCATTTGATTGCATAAGAAAACGAAATTTTCTTGTAGGGTCAACCGATGGGAGATTCCAAAAAGCCATGCTTCACCTATACGTCAAACTGAATATTATCTGTTCCTGTTTGTGCTCCTGGTCCATTGTTGTCACAAACGGCCCAATCATAACGGAAAGTAATGTCAATCGTTCTTAATTCGTCATTATCATACGCAAGATCAGAAAAAGTAACAGCTTTGATAAAAGAATTTTTAAGAGTCCACTCTTCTATGGTGGTTCCATCTGAATTTAAAATAGAAACTTTAACATCACCAAGTGCATTTACTGCTTTTCCTTTTGACATGGTCTGGGGTGCATTTAAATCACCTTTAGCTTTAACATTATATCCAGATTCTACAATGACCTGGTTAGTTAAGGCTACAGCGTTAGGAGATACTGGATCTACCAAGGAGAGAGTTACATCTTCCCAAGTTAATCGCCCAGGAAAATAATACTTATTATCCATAAAATCATGTTCTGTCTCCGAAACAGCGTAAGAGGGAACTTTAAAAGTTTTTGCCCACCATTGCACGGAGTCTGCTCCTGCGGCCCCAAGATTTGTAATTTCTACAAGGAACCTATAATTTCTTTTCGGTTCAGTTGCTTGTTCGGTCCAAAATGCCATTCTTCATATCTCCTATATTTTAATTAGTGGCTTACTCAAATTCCACGCCAGTTCGAGTAATAACAAAATCAATAGCAATAAATTCAATTGCCCTTGCTGGTTTTATAAATATCTTTGCGTACATAATATTTCTATCGATTAAATCAGGCGTGGTTGTTGATTCATCGAGCACCAATTTATATTCACTGATACCCAGGTCAGCTTTGACCTCAGACAATACCCTATCGGCACGGGTTTTAAAGCGGTTCCAAGTAGCTTGCAAGTTTTGATCAAACAAAATGGTGTTCGCTATATCCCCTATTCTCTTTTTCAAGAAAATCATCAGTCTTCGAACATTTATACGATCTAGTGCTGATGCTTGTTGTTGTAGGGTTTTTTGTCCGAAGATAACTGTATCTCCAGTCGCTGGAAATCTAGCAATCGGGTTTACTTTAGATTGATAAAGTTGATCTCTATCATCCTTTGTCAGGTGCTGATAGGCTCCGACAACTATTGGACCTTGATTTCCACCAAGTCTACGTAATCCACCCCGGTTAAATCCGGCAGGAGCAAACCATGGTTGAGATTGCGCTTCGGACTTGGCAATGGCCCCGATTGCCGCAACAGAAGGTGGTGCAACAAAAACAGTGTCATTTCCGTTAAGTGTATCTTTTAATCTAACATTTGGGAAATAAGTGCATGCATATGAGGTATCATATTGCCTTGATGCGATTTGACTTATAATATTATCAATATTCGCCGGCTGTGAGTTCGTTAATGTATCGAATGACGGTCTATAAATTCCACCGCCTTGTCCTATATCAATAACAGCTAACGCATCCGCTCGAGTATTAACCATTGTAATCATTTTATCAGTTAATACATTTTCACATAGCCCGGGCATTGAAATAAGATCATAACGAATGTAGTCAGGGTCTTCTACCATTTTCATTGCTTGCGCTACACTATAATGAGCCGAGTTAGTTGTGCTATCGCTCAACGTTTTATTATTGAACGGATCGGCCAAAGTCTGGTCGACACCGTCTGCGCCACCAAAGAATGGAAAAGACATTCTATGGATTCTTAGAGTGTCTAACAATCCTGCTGAACCAGAGCCTTTTGTAATAGAAGAACCAGCCGCGCCTACAGCGAGATCATAAGAGCCCGATGTGAAGAAATATTTCCCCGTTGGAATTCCTCCGGAATTACTTCCGGTGATATCATCCATAGCAAACACAACTCCTGAATAACTCAAGGCTTCTGAATATGCGATATGAGGTGAAATAGCGGCATTTGGACCCGTTCGTAGAGCCAGATCATAATAACTTTTATTAAAGGCTAATCTATTCGATCGTCGACACCAAAGCCCAAATGTATCGCTTGGAAGGAAATCTCCTCCTAGCTTTGTACCGGCTGTTGTCAATGGAAAGGTTGGATACGCTACTGATCCTGTGACCCCATTACACCCACCAGATAAAAATCCTGTTGCTGTTGTTTGAGCCAAAGGAATTTTAATTCCCCCTAGGACATAACTCCCATTGGTACTGTTATCGGTTGTTGCGTTAACAACTCCCGCGGACCACTTATCTAATATTAGATTATTAATTTTTCTAGGACCAGCCCAACCGAATGGATAATCTCTCATTGTTATGCTTTCGCCCATCTCTATTCTGACTAAGCTTGAAACATTAGGATATTGACCGGAAAGATCAAACCGTCCTGTTGAGGTATTCCAGCTTTCATTCATATCTCCGATTCTTTTAGCAACATAATCGCTACTATTTTTATCTAGGTTCAAATTTGAATAAGATTCAACTACGTAATCTTTGTTTGCTCGACGAACAATTTCCAAAGAAAAAGTAGCAGTTGGGTTGATAGCAGTAGGAAGTTTAACATTGCTGATTCTTCCATAATACTTATTTTGAAACTCTGTTCCATCATCTAGAGCTACAAGTCGAAATAATTTCTTTTGGTTCGGGCGGTTTCCTAAAAGCCATCCTGATTTAGCAGGTGTCAACTGTTGTTGAAAATCTCCCCATCCATAAGAACCAGTCTTAAGGGCGAGAATTACGCCAAAAGTATTTGCAGTCGATGCCGAAGTCATTGACATAACATTTACATCAAACGTTTCTCCCACGAAATAAAATTGATTAGAGGAACTTTGTTCATAGTAATTTGTATTCGCACGATTCATTAGCGTTGGATCGGTATTTAACACGGAGCGAATATAATTGGGACTAGACTCGTCGAAGTTTATAGTATAACTAGAAGTTACATTAGCACTAGCAAATCGACTCGAAATTCTTATGTTAAATTCACAATTAGACCCTGCGGCATTAACACAAGTGGATGATTTGGCAACCGTGAGAGTAACCCCTGGTTTCTGGGGCGAGCCATTAGAGACCGTGGTTCCTATTAACCCAATGGCCGAAGAGGTCATATAAAAGACAGCGGCTAAAGTGCCGTTTACAGTTTCGTTCGCTGCGGCGGATGGATCACTGGCTGAAGATGATGGAAATACAAAGAGTCCATAAGCGGCGGCATTTTGTTCTACCGCCCGGGCTGGTTTTGATCCCAAGGTCCATCCCGCACGATTTGCGGCGGTTGTGTCGAATTGTTTTCCCAATAATCTCACGTACTTGACAGGTCCAACCCCCGAAGCCAAGTATGCTTGGGCTGCATAAGCAGCATAATTTGGAGCACCGGTGTTACCATCTCTCCATGGATCTGCTTGTCGAACACCATCCATAGGTGTTCCAAATATCTCTGTGAAATCATTAAGGTTGGTGATTTTAACAGGCTTCATAGCAGGACCAGATCGTGCTCTTCCAATCAAAAGAATCCCATCATGTTCTTGAACCGGCTCTAATTGTGATTCATCTATTTCTCTGAGTTGAATTCCGGGAGAGAGAAAGTCAAATTTCGTAGGCATTAAAAAGTCTCCTTGAGTGTAGTCTTGTTCCTAGTAAATAGTTTAGTAATTTGTGAAAGTCAAAATTCTCTATATTTCCCATCGTCTTTTGCCCAAGGCCGTTTATCCCCTACAATTACTCGCTCTCTAGAAATTTTGACCTCTACGGCGTTCTCTCGGCGTGTTATTTGAGGACTATCGTTGTTCTTGCCATCTCCAACTAAATATCCCAAGACTTTAAACTCTACTTTAGCTGTAAACATTCGCTCATCTTGTCCAAGGGCACCAAGATTATTAGCTAGCCCATAATTGTCTTGAATAAATAATTCATATGCGTGACCATCTTTGGAGATCTTGAAAACGTTTTTTTGATCGATCACAAAGGGGGGTATAATGTCGTTCATTTGCTGTTGGTATTCGGTTCTAATATTGACCTCGAACATACAAGTCACATATGTTGGCTTGGGGATGGTAATTGTTTCATATACAATCTTCCTGTTTATTACTCGAGGAGTGATCGATCCACTACCGTCGCTTTGCTTGTTGGCATCGGCATTCGCAAAATTTCTAGTCTTTTTTTGACTTAATACTTTGGTTACTGCAACAACCCCACCATCGGCTTTTTGTGAGGGATAATAAGATTGATATGAACCTTTCCATTCGTCTCTTACAACGCTCGATCTAGTGATAGTAATTAAAGGTAGCTTAAGTTTCCCGACTTTATCTCTCAATTCTTTATCATTTTTGATTTGATAAGCACGCTCGGTACCTAACCATAAAATAGGGACTTTAGTCCATCCTTTGTTTGTTGTTGTATAAATATTTAAATTTTTATTTACAAATTGATATACTGCTTCGTCTATGGTCTCCAGCGTTGAAGGATCAAATGTTATTATCTCTTTATTCGGCATTAAATAGTCCATCCCTTGCTCTTATGCAGTCTGCTTGTATCTCAAATCGAGATTCTGGTTGTCCAAATAATAATTTAGGTTCCATGAGTTTTACAATTTCATAAAAAACATCACCAAATCGTGCAAAATCTCCAACTCTAACAAATAAATTTTGATCCTCGGTAAGCCGTCGTTTGTGAAAATTTATTTTGATCTTAGTAGCTTTATCCAAGGCCATATTTTCTAAATCTGAGGTTTCAATACCCTGATAATCGACCAATGCATAAACTCGAATTGGATGTAAAAACGTTTTCTCTATTGCTTCCCCGTAAAGAGAATGATAATCGGTGTGTTCTATGTCTACAGGAAAATAAAGGACTTGTTGTCCGACCACCCTTTCAATGATTTCATCATTGATTTGTTTAACAAGATCTTTTTCTTTCTTTCCTAAGAACATTGGTGGCGGTGGCTGTGCTGGCCTCGTCCATTTTCCCATTTATCTACCCCACGAAAATCTTTAAAGGACTGAGTCCTACTATGGCATTTGTGTTATCAACCATTCCTTTATCTGTCTCTGCTAATTTAGCATAAAGAGTCTCGTCAAGTTGTTTGTTTAATTCTTCTCTCAAAGCGGCCTGCTCTGTGGCTGCCTGTGCCAACAATT